CTTCGCTATGCGCGTCACGACTTGCGACGCCCCAGTTTAAAGTCATAGGGGACTGAGCCTAGATTTAAGCTCTAGGAACTGAAGACTGGAATCTGTCATTTAACTCCTCCCAAAGGGGTAGGGTAGTTTCAGTGACATAAAATTCCAGTTTGTTCTCTGCAATTATATCCTTAAACATTTGCCGTTTTTCTTCGAACACTTTCTTACCATAAAAGAAATATTCGCAGATGGCACTAGATATAACAGCTACAGCTTGTGCTTCTGGAGACAAAGTTTTACTTTGAACTCCAATAGTAAGACTCTTCAATATTGAATCTTCTTCTAATGGAGCCAAGTAAGCCTGAACATCCTCATCCCACCTCCAAGATCTCTTCAAAAAAGAGCAATCTTTAAGGTGAATATAGGGAATAGATTCAGTCTCTTTATCAGCCATGGTATATGTAATACCAACATCAGCGAGAACCATTTGAATAGTTGTATGATTGAAAAATGATGCATCCTTAGAAACACCCATAATATTATCATCACCATAAGTCATCAATGCCACATGTTTTTTGAAATCTTTAGCCGAACCAGTTGGGCTCAGCTTAGCATAACAATAACGCATGTATAAAGCATTGGCAAGACCATTGATAATGACTGTTAACGGATGTCCTGAAGGATTACTACCATAAAACTCGATCAAATCACCATTCAAATCAACTAGAGGAAAAGCTGTATCTTCAGCAATACCTTGTACAACCCTCAAATCAGATTCTGAGTATCCAGCTTGTTTACACAAACGCCGGATGATATCAAAAGCTGCTAAGATAATTGTACTTGGCATAGATTTGTCAAATGCAGCATAATCTCCAGCTACCATGCGATCTTCACCAAATTTAATGAGATATGAACGGATATTCTCCCATTCACGCGAAGACGCATTAGTACCAGGAGCACCTTCAAAAAGGTATCTATTGTTTTGCATAACTCTGATCACTGATAAGAGATATTTACGCACTACAAAAGACCAATCAGCAGGAGCTCCAGTAAAAACGCGAGTCTTCTTCTTCTCAATTT